ATATATGTGAGATTCATCTGTATGAGGACAAGTTCTAATGTTACCATCCAAATCCATTGATAATATGTCAGCCATATCAGCACCACAATTTGTATTTTCCAATATAGGCTCTCCAATAATAGTTTTGCGAGCATATTGGGTTACACTATAACCTAAAGGACTTTCATATATATCCGTTTTTAACAAAGAAAGTTCATCAGCGGTAGCCTGAAACACAAGAGGTTCACCATTTTCATCTAAACCTCTTTCAGTGAATTGTTTGTGGTGAGCTTCTAAGAAATTTTTTAAAATTATTCTAAATTTTTCTAAATTTTCTCCATGTATAACATGGTTATAACTATTTCCTTTATCAGTATTGGCCCCTCCTTCAATCATTGTACACGGCAAAGATTCTGTACGGTTATCTGAACTTTCAGCATATGTTCGTCCCAAAGAAAAAGCAAGTTGAAAAGTTAATAAACTATGCTCCATAATTTTATTTCTAAAGTAGTTGTTAATTTCAAATAAATCATAGTTTGTATTAGTTACAGAACAAGTAAAACCATATTCAACATTAGCTAATTTATCAAACATTTTTAATGTTTCTATTACACGAGCTCGATGAAAAATATCATCTCCACGGAGCTCTTGTTGATGCATTGCGTCATGGGATATATTAATAAGAATGTCAGATTTTAAAGTGCTAAAAAATTCAGCATGTTTTGGATGCAAAGTGCTTCCATTTGTAGAAATATAAAAATGACGATCTTCTTTATCTAAAAAAGTCATTAACTCCATTACATCATTCCAATATAAAAATGGTTCACCACCCCAAAGTTCAATACGAGATAAATTATCTAAATCTAAATTTGTATTAACAGCATCAAAAAACACTTCCAATCTTTCTCGTTTAGGACGTTCATTTGGATTACCAATATCTTTTTGCATACAATATGTACAACTATAATTGCATGCGTGCCCCATTAAAATACGTAATGCAACCGGTTTATTATGTTTTTTACGAGTGGCATAATTTTCTTTTGCTAATTTGTAATACTCACTATCATCTCGTAGTGATGAATCACCAATGACAATTCTTGTACCGTCCACTTCATGCAAAGAGTTAGTTTCATTACAATAATAAAACTCTAATCCTTTTGATGTCACAAATTTTGTATAATTATTCATTTTATTTTTTTATCAATTTTAATATATGTATAAACCACCGCCACCACCGCCGCCACCACCACCGCCTATGGTGCCATTGTTAGTAACGCTGACTGCATAACGAGCAATAAAGGCTGGGCCAGCAGTAGTTCCGTTTCGATTAGCTCCTACTATACTATCAGTTCCACTATTATAAAAAGCACCTTGTCCTCCATCACCACCTTTACCTAAAATAGTTCCGTTGTTTATTAAAGCAAGAGTACTTCCTGCATAAAAACTGGAACCTGTATCAAAAGCATAAGAACCAGTTGATGTTGAATATACATAAACGCCAGCATTGATTGTAATGGTAGCTACCAACGGTACGGTTTGATCCCAACCAGCTGCAATTGCAGCCGATTTAAGATTATAGTTAGTCGTGTCACTAGAAATTGTTTGATTAAATACAAAACTACTTGATTTTCCGTAACCATCAAACAAACTTATTTGTCCACTAGCACGACCCAATAAAGTTCTTACGGAAGAATCAAACAAACTAAGTTGTGCTGTTTGACTAAGACTTAATTCTTTTGCTATTGATTGTCCTGTAATCGAACCAATTAAACTAATTGGACCGGAAGAATTCAATGCCATTATGGAGTTCCGCCAGCAATCACGTTATTAGCAGAGATAAAGATTCCATTTGCACCCATTGAAGCAATTACAGTTGCACCATATTTAAATATTAATTTTCCACCAGATTCAGATATAGAAAAGTTTGTTGTTGTTAATGAATTTGCTGTAAGAGCTGCTGAAGCTGATCCTGTGTTTGCAAAAGTTACACGGCCATAACCATCTACTGAAATTGTTGCTAAAGTATATGTTCCAGGAACAACACCAGTAACCGATAATCCTTCGGTAGATGTTGATGTACTTGTGCTCGTAGTTGTTGTACTTGTACCAGAATATATGTTATTAGGATAACCAGATGGCACACTATACTGTAAATAATTTTGTAACTTTGTTGTACCAATACCCAAATCTTTAATCAAATATGATGAATTTACACCAAGATTTGAGAACTGAAGAATAGTATTATAATCTTGAATAAGTGAAATTGAATTTGTATAAAATGTTGTATCACCTACTCGCCTACTATTCAATAAATCAAATGCTGTCTGAGCTGTAGCAATGATAGTATTCATCGAGGCTCTTGATATATCACTATAAGTATTACTACCAATTATACTTAAACTGGCATTTAATGTGTTTTTACTACTTAATAACTGTATGACACTATTTGAAACATCTGATACGATAGCCAAGCTGGTAAAATTACCAAGAATGGGTGCATTGTTTTGAACACCATCAACTTGATTACAGATTTGTAGAACTTGCCGGCCAATTGACATGGCAATTTGATAATCTGGTATGGTTAATTTGTTTGTTGATTCTGTTACACCAGACATTCTATTGGTGTGGTCTGTAAAACTTGATATCTCTATTAAAAGATTATTGGCCAAAGCATTCAAAGTATTGGCTTCTATTGGTGCTACGTTATATGTAATTGATTGAGTATTTGAATATGTGAGCAAATTATTTGTATAACTTGTCATCAATGTTAAATTTGCAGAATGAGGATTCTGAAAATAATTTGTTACAGAACTTCCGGACAAATCACTGGCTTGCCAAGTGTATAAAGGACTTGGATAATTTAAAGAAAGTTTTTGACCATCAGTAAGTTCGTTGTTTGCACCAAACTTAGTTGAATCAAAGTTATAATTTAGTCTACCAAAAACACTCATCTATATTCTCACATTAAAGGTGTAGGTAATGAAGTTACGCCAAAATCTTTACTCAAAACAACATGATTGTGTATGTCGTAAATTATTCGGTCCATGGCCATAGTTCGTACCATATCTGTGACCATAATTCCAGATACCCAACCAGGAATAGGATACAAAGGTATGGGAGAACCAGCAGAGATATAACCCGGTGTTACCATGCCTATTGTTGCATAACATTGTAGTCCAGCATTTAGATTACCTAATGCAGAAATACTTTGTGTTGCGGCCACACTTCCAGCAATATTTAATTGTCCATCAACATTGATTGCTTGTGCCTGTAAACTAATATCACCGGACGAAGCAATATCAACATCACCTTTGCCAACTATTTTTGTGGTACCGTCAACTGTTTGGGTAACATCACCTTTAACTTGTTGAGTGACGTTACCTTCTACTTTCATTAGACTGTCGCCTTTGATATTAACAACACAGGCACCTTCAATAGTGATATTACATTGGCCTTTAATTTCTACATCTTTATCACCTAAAATAATTTCATATCCATTACCATAAATTTTATGAACTTCACCATCAGGTTGCATCTCTAAGAATGTACCTGCACGATGTTGAACACGCACACGTTCTTTATTAGGTGTGTCGTCCATTTCAATTGAATGGCCAGATTCGGATTGTTGTACCTTATTATAAGGGTATTGAGGAGGATTTTCTGAATCCACTACAACCGGTTCTGTCCATGAACTATCTATTGCCATTATTCATCCTATGATAATTGTGGTACTGGAATTGATTCGATGCCGGCACTTGCTATAGCTTCTTGTACATCAACAGCAGCTTGAACTTCTGCCTGTAAAGTATTTAATATCTCCGTTTGGTCAGTCAATGTGCTAACTGCTTGTTGAGCAGTTTTTAATTCAACTGTAGCTTCAGCCAGACATTGTGCTAACAATGCTTGTAATTGTGCCGGCAGGCTTTGTATATATCTAGCTAATTCTTCTAAATATTGTATATATTCTTGATAGGCTCGTACTTCGTCAATAATAGGTTCTATTTCTTTTTGTATTAATTTAACTTTTGCTTTTAACGCCAGAGCAACCTCTTTTGCTTCTTCAATAATAGGAGTGCTTGATGTGCCAGCCCATAAACCTTCAAGTGTTGTTCTTATTAATTTAACAATCCCCATTACTTCAGATTTAATTACAGCTACGTCTTTGTTTATTTCAACAGCTACATTACAAATGTGTGTGCGATTATCAGCAGCTTTGCCTTGTGGAGTATTTGCAACAACACCTCTGGCTGACGGTGATACTGTAGGTTGTCCTACTGATTCAACAACAATATCACTTGGTGGTTTTGGTGCAGCTGCAATCTGTGCTGATGTTCTCGGATCTTGAAATCCCCTATCACCACCTGCAGACTGTTTAATACCAGTATAAACACCCATAATTGTAGGAGCTTGACCAGATTCACCATCAGTAAAAAATCCTACAACATATTCTCCTTCTTTAGGTGGTGAAAAGCTTTGTGTTGAATTTGGTGCTACAAGGCATGGAGCCCATGGCAAATCTGCTGTGGGTATTAATTGTTTATTTTCGGTGTGATAACCAAAGATTCGAACTTGGCATCGACCCATTTTTAATGGATCACTTCGGTTCTCTACTACACCGACCCACCAATTAAATCCATCTTTTCCAATAAAATTTTCCATTACCCTTGCACTGCCTTATTATAGTCGGAGTTATACTTAATATTTTGATATGCCTGTGCTGAACTATCTTTGGCCAATTCTAAAACAGTTTGATACCCCTTTGGCACAATAATGTGCCTTACTGCTGTAACCAAATATTTTCCTGAGTAAAATTTATCCATTTCTTTTCCGTCAGCAAGTGGTTTTAAAGATGGTAACTGAATATTAACAGTTCTGCCGGCAGTTATTGATGCATTACCTGGTACCGTAGCTTTAATGATTGTATAATTGGCCAAAGCAATTTGAGCTGTTCTGCTTGGTACATATGTTTCTACAAAAATGTCTTTGGCAACTCCTGCTTCTTTTTCTTTAATATAAGGTACACTTTGTTGATTGGCATTTCCAAAAAGTACTTTTATTGCTCCATCATAACTTTCATTTGAATTTGTGCCAAGTCTATTTTTTATTGTATTTGATGGACTATTAGCGTTTAAAGTTTTGGCTTGGGGCTTAAATTTATCATAGTTGAATGTTGTGGTTTTATATGTTCGTGTCAAAGGATCAATTGATATTAATTTATTTGCAAATGTTCCAGAATTAATTTCTTCTAAAGCATCAAAAGGCTTTACAATTTCATAATTTAATATACTCATAAATCTTTCTTGAGTGCTTTCTACATTTTCTGGTAAATTTTGCATTTGATATTTGTATGTTCCAAATACAGAGTCAGTATACATTGACTGTAATGATCTAAAATTATACCCATTTTGTGTTTCAAAAAACAACATATCAGCACCAACATAATTCAATGGTCTAGCATAAGTTGATAACCAAGAGATTGCTTCAAGTGGTTTTAAACGAGGTACAATGAAATCATAAACACCTTTGGTTTTTTCAATTACTTGTACTCTTTCTTTTTTTATTTTTAATTGGTCGTACACTATATTTTCAATAATCTTATAAATTTCTGTGCCTTTATAAGATTTACTAATTTTAATTTGTTCTGACAAAAGTAATTCTTCTGAACAAAAATATAAAGTATAGAATTCAGTATTTAAATTGCCTGCCGGTATTCTTGGTCCAATTTTGTAAACTCGAAACTTTTGTACGTTTTCACTTGGATCACCTTTAATTTTACTGAATACAACCTCAATATATTCATTACCAGTTAGTTGTAATAATTCAATAAAACCTTGTGAATCGGTTACTGTAACGTAACCAGAAGTGACAAAGTTGTATATATCTTCATAATATGAAAACTCACCTAAAATTCTTTTTAATTCTATTCGTTGACCATTAGCGGTCAAAAAATTTAAAGTTTTTAAATTATAGTCTTGGGAATAATATAACCCAGGTGATTCTGTTCCATCAGGAAAAGATGCGATTTCAGCCATATTAAGTTGTCAACAATTCTTTAAATTGTTCTTCAAATTGGTTAACGTAAATTGAATTTAAAATTTTAATGTTTCGTTTTGCTTCATTCAAATCAAGTTCATAATCATATACACTAACTGCATTACGTTCCGTAGTTATTGTTACGGGTCCAGTAGGTAAAGTATACGTTGATGTTTGAGTTATTGGCAAACTATTATACGTGCTTTGATTAATTCTAACTTTATTTACCGTGGTCGTTTGAGTATTAGTATCATATTGTGTTATCACTTTTTCATAATATTCTATTTCAGAATATACATTTATTGAGGGGTATTTTTCTGCAAGATATTGTTCAAACACTTTTGAAGTCATTGGCCAATCCCATTGAGGATCCAATAATTCATTTGCAAACAATACAATCCAATAACGATATGAATCACCATAATACTTGTGTGCAATAATTTCTGGCGTATCACCTTCTTGTATATCATATGTGTAATAAATTAAAGGATCTTTGAGTATTTCAGGTATAACACTTACCCGAGCCAATAAATTAGTATATACTGATGACACACCGTTTTGTGTGTAGATAACTTTTGGTAAAGTATCAAAATATTGCATTTTTAAAATCCTTGAGCAATTTTTTTCTTGTCAACAAGTTCAATTTCTTTGAAGTTCATTGTCAATGTTGTTTGTACAGGTGCACCATCTGTGTGTGCTGACCATCCGTTTGGAGCATAATTTACATCAATACTTTCAATAACACTTTCTGTTACCCTAGAGATTCCTGTGTTTGTTTTACCATTGTACAAAAATTCAATGTTGAACGTACTAGGAGGAATAAAAAACATACCAAAAGCGGCATCTGTAATTTTTGGTAGCGAGGCTTCTTTAAATACTTTAATTATTTTTTTGACATCTTCTGCTTCTTGTTGAGAATACGGCGTAAATGTAAACGCTAATTGATATGTTCTAAAATCAATAGAATCAAACAATAATTGATTTAATGGATTTAAGGCTAAACCTTGAGTTGCTAGAGCCAATCGTGTAACATCTGATTGAATGGCTGCAGTAATATTTTTTGCAGCGTCTTTAAACAAAATACCACCAGCTTGTATTAAAGTATTTCTTAATCCTAAAGTATTGTATGTTGGTGTATATTGAAAATTTACTGTGTCTGGCATATATAGAGCTATTGTTGCTCCTTGTCGTGTTTTTCTTTTTGTAAGGTTTAAATTTGTATTGGTAGCAAGTTCTTTGGTAACAGAACCAACATCTGTTATAGCTTGTCTTGCAGCTCTTGCTGCACCTTCTATTGCTGATCCAGTGCCTTCTCGAATAGCATTAGAAGTTTGTTGAGCTAAATTGCCAAAAGAATTAGTTAAATCTGTTTGATATGAAATTGGATCTGTTTCATTAACTGTAAATTTAATAGCATGGCCTTTGGTTGCTGAACCTAAATCTCTAGGATATTGATAATTTGCTATTTTATACCTGCTATCAAACAAAGCACCTAAAGGACCTTTTGTTGAGGTACCGGGTATGGTTAGACCGCCAATTGACGTTGGAATTGAAATGATGGCCATTGATTTTCTCTTTTAGGATTGAATATACATATTTATATGGCTTACCAAGGAATATTCAGACCAAAGAATCCTCAAAAATATATTGGAGATTCAAATAACATTGTGTATCGCTCTTCATGGGAATGTAGAGTGATGAACTGGTTCGACCAGAATGATGATATTATATCATGGGCAAGTGAAGAATTGATTGTTCCTTATAAATCTCCAATAGATAATCGTTTCCACCGTTACTTTCCAGATTTTATAGTAAAAGTCAAAACCAGAGATGGTACAATGAAAACACTAATGATAGAAGTTAAGCCAAAGAAACAAACCGTACCACCAGAACCAAGAAAACGAGTCACCAAACAATACATAACTGAAGTTACGACATATGGAGTCAATCAGGCCAAATGGAAAGCCGCACACGAATACTGTTTAGACCGTGGCTGGGAGTTCAAAATAATGACTGAAGAACATTTAGGACTGTAACTAAATACTTCAATGGAATCTAAACTTACACTATTAGCCAAAGAGCGGTCATCTTCAGAAATGCAAATGATGTCCAAGCAATCACTAGATTGGCTGGCGCAGAAGATTGCTCAACTAAAAGGAACAGCAAGCATACCAATTGGTATGAGCCGTGAAAAGTTTAGGCAAGTGAATGATTTTAGATTGGGTAAGTTATATTGCTTTTACTACGATCCAAAAGGTAAAGAAGATTTGCCGTATTATGACCGTTTTCCAATGGTATTGGCAATCGAAAAGTATAATGATGGTTTTCTAGGCCTAAACCTTCATTATTTACCATTTAATTATCGAATGGCATTTTTAGGTAAATTACTTAAATTTGCGATCCAAGGCGAACCAGGAGAAATTGACAGGTTGAGAGTCACCTATGATATTTTAGTCGCCTCCAGACGCCTTAAAGAGTTTCGGCCTTGTATTAAACGTTATCTTTCTGGTCATATCCAGTCAAAGATACTTGCCATCCAACCTAATGAGTGGGATATTGCCGCTTTTCTGCCATTACAGCAGTTTAGGGGTGCCAAATCTCAACAAGTGTGGCAAGAATCATTAGAACAAATAAGGAACTAAAATGGCAGGTAGCATTAGCGAGTTTAAATCAAGTTTTCGTGGTGACTTAGCACGGCCACATAAATTTGATGTCAATGTTAGTATTCCGTTGGTATTAATACCATATGTTTCTAGTGCAAGGTCTTTAGTTTATCGTTGTGAAAATGCACAGTTGCCAGGTAGAACACTCGCCACTACAGAGCAAAAAACATATGGACCAATTGAAAAGTTTCCATATCTAAACACATATAACGACATCGATTTAACATTTATTGTTGATGATGATATGCAACAAAAGATATTATTTGATGCTTGGTTAAATTTTATTAATCCATTGTATAATAACAATATTCGTTATAAACAAGAATATGCAACCATATTGACAATTAATCAATATGATGTGACCAATAAAGTATCATACTCTGTTAACTTGTACGATGCTTTTCCCATTTCTATAAATCAGATGGATTTAGATTGGAGTGGAGATGGTTATCACAAACTTAGTGTAACTTTTGCTTACACATATTGGCAGAACAATTCCTTACAAGCACTTGGCATGCAAGCTGTCGATGTGGGTCTTGCTGCTGTATCAAGCATTTTAAATGGTGGAGTGGAACCAACTCAATTTGGCATAGATCGGAAGA